AAATCCTGTTCTGGATTGTCACTCCTAAAACTAGCCCTCCAAATATATTTCATCGCATTACCCAAATCAAAACCCATATACCTCACAATCTCAATGCACTCAATTCCTGCCGGATGTTGATTGTAGTGCGCAGGATGGTTCACATCCTCATCAACTTCTAAATTCAAACTCAGTTCTTCCATTTTATGTGTATGCTCTGCCTTTTGTTTTATCATTCTTTTACATGACTCCTCTGGTGTAAGTTTTTTATGTTGCTGTGCCTTTAGTTTCATAAGAGCTTCATATGCTTCCTGTGGTGTCTCAAGTTCTTTATCATCCATTTTGTTTATCCTTTCTCTCTTTGGCTTGTTTATTTGTGTATTCATAGTTTTACTTTCCAATGCCGCGTGGCATAGTCCCACCGTTCTCTACCGCGCTCATGTGCTGAATCAGCATCGGCTCCGATTACTGGTTCATTGCAACTCGGGCAATTCGCTTCGTCATCGCAAATTGCCGAACCGCAACAAATAGTAAAATGTGTGCTATTTGTAACGCAAGGTTGTAATAATTCTATGTAATTCATTGTCTTGAGTTGGTTGAAATTAATGTTTGTAGGGAAATAGTTCATAGTTCCAATCTTCTACATACTCAGTACTGTGCCCTTCACAAGTCCTGTAAATAACGTCCCTCATTTCCAGGATGTATCGTCCATCAGGGACTTTCCATAAGTTAATTATTCTACTCATCATATCTTCAATTCCACAACTTGCTATATCCTCTTCTACAAACTCTTCCGAACCTTTGCAAATAGATTTAAGAAAGTAAATTTGCTTCTGAAGCCCATAGTAACCACTACTAGCTTTGAATGCCTCAGTTCGTAGGCTGCAAACAACAGTTTTAGATGGGTTACCAGATTCGGTGGTCATCTCTTTCAGAAGTGCTGTAAAATCAGTTTTCATTGTTTTCTTACCTCGTATTCATAACTTTTTTATTATTTCGGGTTTAAAATATTCTTTGAATAACTCAAATTTCATGCAAATCATATCCAACTTAACTAACTTAGTTTTATCACTACTAAGACGAAACCTTGCTTTAATTCTTCCAAACGGAATTGGAAAACGACGCTGGTCTCTAAACTCCATATAATTCCTATGGTATTTGTAAAACAAATACGGTATAAATACTAATACATCCCTACTGTTACGTTTCGAAATCAACATCCAGTAAGGAGTCTTTGACTCCTTTTTATCCAATCCTACTTGCTCCAAGAATCCCTCAAAAGTACTTTGTTTCCTATGAGCTGGTAAATCAAACAAATCGACAAAAGTGTGTTTAGCATAACCTACCTTTAGTTCAATAGTAAACAACCTAGTAAACTTTGCAGAAATTTTATCTGTTGAAGCAATGTCCCCATATTGTCCAGAAGTAGACTTTCCTTTTCTGGTTCTGATTGCAGCCCGCCCTCCACTGTTTTGAGTACGCCAAAAAACGTCGTCTCTTTTCCCACTAGTCCACCACAAGGAAAGCTCTTTACATATCTTCCTTTCGAATTGAGAACCCTTAGCCATAGATCAACCTTGGTTTTCTTTTTCGTTCAATAAAAGGACATTGGGAGTTTATACCTAAATCTTCCATGACTTTTTCCCACCCGTCATAATCAAGCTCGTCTGAGCTTACAGAAAACGTCCTAGTACCGTCAAAAGGCAGCACCACAAGCGCTTTGTTCCGCTTTATGATACTTTGCCCACTTAAACTCATAATACGGCCCAGAACAACACTAGAGAGCTTCAATTCAAATTTGATAAACTTTATAGCAGTTTTAATTCCCACACCTTTAACCCCTTCCACATTATCAGACAAGCAACCGGCAACTGATTTCACCATACCCCACTGCTTCGGATAAATCCCATACTCTCTTTTAAATGACATTTCATTATGCTTTTTCTTAGAGCTGGGGTTAAAAAACATTACGTTTTTCTTTATACACTGAAACATATCCTCATCAGCAGTCACTAGCACCCCAAATTCTTTATCAGGTAAAGCATTTGAAACAGAAGCCATGATGTCGTCTGCCTCATACCCTTTCTGATAAAACACATTTTTAAATCCAATAGCAGTAAGATAAGTATTTCTTATTGTTTCAATCATCTTTACCAACTCTGTCTTTTTAAGTATATCATCTGCAGTATATCTACCCTCCCTAGCCCTGGAAATTTTGTATTCATTATAAATTACAGTCCTTTTGTAGTAACCACAATCGAAGCAGAAAATTACATTGTTTGTATCCCAATCACTTTGGAGTTTAGCAACGTAATCAAAAAAGCTTAAAGTAATTAACGAATTAATATCCTCTAAATCCAATTTCATAGAGTAGAACAAAAGGCAGCAAATATAATTACAATCTAATATCAACCAAGTTTTCATTTCTCTTTGAGTATTTAAAAACAAAATACATAGCTAGTCCCCTGATATGTTCCGGGTAGTCCTTTTGATTTTCTGATCCCGGTTTTCTGCAAGGACTATTTTTCGGTACCGAACCGTATTCAAGAAACTCGTACTCCATATCATCGTAAGCTTGATCTGAAATTATAGAAGTGTTTGTAATATAATAAAGATACCTGTGGGCCATTAATATGTCTTCAGCTTCAGTCCACTCCTTCCAACGTCTAAATCTCACCAGCTGTTCCACTTCATTTAGCTTTGATTTTGAAAGCTTAAATCCAACAGCAATAATTTTAATCAGCAATTTTGCAGACCGTGCACTAACACCTGCACTTTTAGCACATTCCAAAAGGTACTTACTTTTATAAAGCAGCCTTAAAATCTGGTATGTTACCATACTAGGCGGGGGTTTCTTCTTCATCTAAATTATCTCCAAACAAACTATCTGCAAACAAACTGATTCCAAACTCACCAACCGACATTAAAGCACGAGCCTGTATTAGTCTCAATATTTCAGCATCTAATATTTCAGGAGTATAATAACTAATATCTACAGTATTGTCTTTATCTAAAAGATGGCTTAAACTACTGATTACCAATTTAATTTTAACTTCAGCTTCTATAAATTTCTCGTTCATGTTAGTCATACTTTCTTTTTCTGATTACCTTACAGGCTTCTTCAATTTCGTTCCAAACAGTACCCACAACTTCCTGCAATTCACTTTCAAGATTATTATCTTCTACAAAACAAATCAATTCTGACCGAGTTGCTGTTACTTTCAGCTCAGTGGCCTTAATAATACCTTTTGTTTTCTTCCAGTGGTTCTCTGTAATTAAATAGTCAATACAAGAACCTATATCGTCCATACCTGAACTATGGTAAATAGGAATTGAAATTCTTCTGCGTTTGCCAGTAATCCTGTTTTTCTTTACACGGACTCTAGCCATAATTCCAATCTGCCTTAGTTTCTTTCTTACTGTCCGCTTCAACTCTTTCTCGACACTCATCCAACACTCAACTGCAGAATAGAAAAGAAGAGCTTTTCCTCCCGAAAATGTTTTTGTTTCAAAGCCGAAGCCCAAATTATCCCTGGTCTGAGAAACTATTATTAGTATAGAATTAGATTTCTTCAATGGTGTAATCAATCTTCTCAGGTTAGTTGAATGTGCTTTAGCCTTTTCTATTCCACCATAACTACCTGCTTCTTTTGTGTCGTTTCTACTGGCTTTCTTCTGCTTTCCAAATTTTAAAATTTCGGCTTTGCTCGTAAGACTGTCCTGAGAATCCAAGATATAAATAAATGGACGACCATCTTTAATAGCGTCATCCACATGATAGTAAAAATCTTCCACTGTTTCACTCATAATATAAAGCCCATCCGAATCAGTATTAGGAGCTTCTAATCTATTCAAAACTCTACTACCAAAAAAGTGCTCTATGTCCATCAAAGCACCATCTTCTACATTGTCATAAATCAGCCTGTAATCATCAAAGTCTTTATTTATAGCTGCTTCCGCCAAACAGCTAAGAGAAATCCAAGTTTTTCCACTGGTACTGTCACCTATAAAAATAAAATACTTACCTTTTAAAAGTCCACCATATGGTTTTCCTGAAAATGCAAGATTCAAAAGTGTGCTACCAGTACTCAGTAAATTGTTTGGTGTTAAAGCAAGTTTTTGGGATTTGTTCTTACTTTTAATCACAGACTTTATTTTTTCGATAGACATTTTTAAAAACGGGGGCAGGTGATTGCCTACCCCCCATTTCAAATTTATTTCTTGTTAGGTGAATTTCTTGGTTTCCTCTTTTTAGGTTCCTCTTTTTTAGCTACTTTTCTTGGTTTCCTCTTTTTAGGCTCTTCCTCGTCTTCGTCTTCGTCCCAATCATCGTCATCCTCTTTATCGTCATCCTCTTTATCGTCATCTTCATCCTCTTCGTCTTCAGCCTCTAGATCGTCTTCCTCTTCATCCCAATCACCATTACCATCATCGTCTTCTTCATCGTCTTCTTCATCATTTGTTTGCCTCATTTTTTTGTAATTTTCCTCATCTTCATCATCGAGATCATCATCGTCGTCTTCATCCTCTTCTATTTTTTCAGACTCCCTCTCTTTAGACTTCCTCTTTTTAGACTCATCGCCAGAACCAAAAAAGTCTTCTTCAACCTGCTCATAACTGTCTATTGTTAACAACTCATCCAGGCAGTGGGCCTCATCAACTATTTCCCAATCATACTGCTTCTTACGAGTTTTGAACTCTATATCAGTAGCCTCATAAAAGGTATTCTTGCCCAAAGTTTTTTCTTCAAAGACCACCCTTACAGTGTATCCAGTTTCCGGATGGTGAAAATCATCATAACCATCTTCGTCATCTGAATTATCAACCTTTGAATTTAGCATTTTTCCAAACAAGTGATACGATAATTCAAAAATTTGAATACCTTTCTCCTTTTCACTGAGATCAATAACATTGAATATCTGGCGTTTTTTATATCTTAGACTTTCAACCTCGTCAGCGTCAGAATCAGGATCTTTATTGAGCTTTGTTTTGTATTCACAAATTGGACACCTAAGCTTTGCAGTTTCTTTCCTGCAAATCAGCATCCTACCTTCTGGAGTCCAGTGCACAAAAAATGTCTTTTCGTAAGTAACTGCCCCAACATCAGCAGCAAAATTACCTTCTCCTGCGTAAAAAGGTATTATATCGAAACGATACACACCTGCCTTTTTTATTTTAAATTGAAAAACACCTTCTGGAATGGTAACCAGCGATTTAAAAGTGTCCTCCCCATGTTTCTGAGCAATCTCTTTCGCAGAAAGTACTTTCCGTCTCTCTTTTCTTTTTTTCTTATTCATGTTATTATTATTAGTTTTTACTTATACTAGTTTTACGTTTACGCTTTTCATTCTTTATTTCTTCAATTGCTTGTTTGTCTATCTCTGTTTTAAAAAGTGGCTCAGCAAAATACTTTTGTCCGTGTAATGCGACTAACATCTGAAGAGATCTCCTTTTTTGATCCAGAGCATTCAACAAAACACCTAAGAGCCCTACCTCATGCCTTATCTCAATAAAGTCCGCATATGCTTCTTTGTATTCTTTAGAAGCAACTACAACAGACTCTACAGATGCGACAGTAACCTTTACTATTTTATATTTGTCTGGACCTTCCCTTACAGAATTTTCTTTCTCTGCCTTTATTAGATCAAGGTTTGCTTTTGATTCATCTTGATTTTTCTTAGCTGTTTCTAATTTTACCCCCCAATAATAAACTAGCTCTGCCTGCCTAACACATTCTGTATCTAGATTGTAAATGTCTATAATTAGTAAATCTTTCCTTGTACTCATTTTGCTCTATTGGTTTTATTGTTTATTTTTAAAGCAATTTCCGCAAGCTCTATATAAGCCTCCTTTTTTGCTATCATACCAGTTATCTTCAAATTCTTCGAGGACCAAGAGTGCAAACTCATCCAAACGGCTGTTTAAAATAGAGCACGCATAACCTATAACAACATGCCTGACGGTTTCTGACTCATCACCTAAATTTTTCAATTTAGCAGCAACCTCCTGCCATTTAGTTCCTTTTCTAAACAACATTTGTGCAATCTCAAATCCAGAAGTTCTTTCATCTGTATTTTCTAAGATTTCCAATTGGCCTCCCTTGTCTTCACTTGTTGCAGCAAATTCCAAAAGCACCAAAGCCTTTCTTGCAGAACCTTCTGCGTATTCAATAATACTTTCTATTACTTCGTCGTCTGAAACAGAAAGATTTTCCTTATTAACAATATCAGACAGTAACTGTATCATTGCATCATGATCCAGGCTACGAACTTTAACTTCAGTTGCTCTAGTTCTTATTGTTCTTTTCAGTTTTCCTGGATCAGTAGTGCACAGAAAAAAGTAAACATGCTCTGGAGTATCTTCCAACATTTTCAAAAAAGCGTCCTGGGCAGCCGTGCTCAACTGGTGGCACTCGTCAATGATCCAGACTCTAGCTTTCCCCACAGCAGGTTTAAACACTATTTTCGAACGTATATCTCTTATAAAAGTTATGCTACTAAAGTCCGCGGAATTAACTTCCGTTAAATCCT